CCCGCTGTTATTCAGGCTGCCGCTCCAATTCGCACCGCACCACGTAGCCCAATCGTAGACGGAACATCTTACCTAGAACACAGCATTAAGGCTGCTATGGGTAATGACGACAGCCGCCAGTACGTACGCGCTGCAGACGAAAGCACTACCACAAATACAGGTCTAACTTTAGCCCCGCATTTACAGGAATTCATTAGCACTTCAATCGGGGGACGGCCAACTATTGACGCCATTTCCCGCGGTGCTTTGCCAGCGTCCGGAATGAGCTTTACTATCCCTAAGCTAACCCAAGCGCCTACAGTTTCAGAAGTAGCAGAAGAAGGTAACCCATTCGGTACACCTATGACTTCTACTTTTCTAACCGTGGACGTCAATAAGTACGCAGGCGCGTCTATCATTAGCTGGGAACTTATTGACCGGTCAAGTCCGGAATTTCTCAATGAGCTCCTCAGAGAGATGAATATTGCCTACGCAAAGGCTACAGACGTAGCCGTAGTTTCTGCCCTATTATCAGGTGGCACAGACGCGACAGCAGTAGCAGGTTCGGCAGACGGTTTGCAGTCTTTCATCTCGGTTGAAAGCGCCGCAGCTTACGCAGGTTCGGGCAACTTTGCACGTAACCTTGTAGCCAATACCACTAACTGGTCTGCAATTATGGGCTACCAGGACGGCGCAGACCGACCACTATACAACGCAGCCGCACCACAGAACACCCCTGGATTTACAGACGGTACTTCTTTGGTAGGCAACGTACTAGGCACAAACCTATTTGTAGACCCACACATGGGCGCAGGCGGCGACGAGGGCATGATCTTACTAGCCCCTGAAGCTGCAACTTGGTACGAAAGCCCAGTACGCCAAGTACGTGTAGACGTCATTGGCTCTGGCCAAATTGAGGTAAGCGTATACGGTTACGGCGCAATTGCCGTAAAGAAGCCTTTGGGTATCCGCGTTTACCAGCAGAGCTAAACACCCAAATAATCGTAGGGGCGGTGCTGCCCTGTGCCGCCCCTACACCCCCACCCGAAAGGATTAACCCATGGCCATTATTAGTATTAGTGAGTTAAAGGCTGTACTTGGTATTGGTAACATCTATTCGGACACAATAGTGCAACAAGTGGCAGACGCCGCTAGCGATATTATTTTAAGTTACTTAGAGTTTAACCGGTCTAACATTAACGCGGTAGAACTTACGGACAACGTAGCAACCTATTACACAGCCGAACCGCACGACTTTGTAGTAGGTTCGGCGCTCACGCTTACTAATTGCGGACACCCTTATAATGGCGCAAAAACAGTTACCGAACATAGAGCAAATTATTTCAAGGCAGCGGTTACTCACGAAGACGTAGTAGCCAAACCATTACGCCCATACGGTCAAGCCGCTTTAACTTCACAGGCGACGCTATACGACACGAACGCTAGCGTACGCGAAGCGTGTTTAGCTCTAGCCGTAGATATTTGGGAAACCCGCCAGGGAACTATGGGGCAACAAGGCGTAGATTTTGCACCAGCACCGTACCGCCTGGGGCGCTCAATGCTGCAGCGGGTAATGGGTCTACTAGGTAAAGACGTAGACACAAACAGTTTGGTAGGCTAATGGCCGACTTAGTTAGTTTACGTAACACCCTTGCAACCGCTTTAGGCGCAGCCGGGCGGGTAGTTTATGCTTTCCCCCGGGAACAAATAACACCGCCTGCATTGGTACTTGTACCAGCTAGCCCGTACTTAACGCCTGTAGGTATTGGGGGCGCGGGCAACCGTGTAAACGTACGCTTTGAGTTAACCGCCATAGTAGGCGCTGCAGATAATCAAGCGGCTTTAGCCAACATAGAAACCCTAGCTTTGTCCGTTTTCGATTTATTACCAAACGGTACGGGCATTATTAACGGCTGGACACAGCCACAAATTCAAGAAGTGTCAGGCCAACAAATGCTTACTAGCTCACTTACTATTGAGTTAGTAACAACAACATAACAACAACAAGAAAGGGTTAGCCCAGAATGGCAACTTATATTACAGGCAGGGACTTAACCCTACTTATAAATAGCGTGAACTACGAAGCCCAGGCGTCTACAGTTACCCTAACCGTAGAAACGAACCAGGCAGTACTTGAAGTACTAGAGCAACGCGCTTACAAAACTATCGACCAGACCGCTACCCTATCTGTAGAAATGTTTGCAGACTGGGGCGCTGCTAGCTCTATTTGTGACGCCCTTTGGGACGCCACATTAGCCGCGCCAGATACCGGACTAAGTGCAAGTTTCGACGCGAACGGCAGTACTTTTACCTGCGACGTTTTTCCTAATTACCCCCCAGTAGGCGGCGGCGCTGTAGATGTATTAACTACGAGCGTAGAGTTTGTAGTAGTCGAGGGTACAGTAGCCCGAGCATAACTAAGAGAACAGGGCGAGAAAATGAAGTATGAAGTAACTACCCAACAGGGCAGCAAGTACGAAGTAAACGACGACAGCGCGTGGCTGTGGATTGAGTTAGAACGGGAAACTGGTCTAACCATGCAACAGGCGCACGCGAAAATGGCAGAGGGGTCTTTAGATGTTATTACCAGTCTTATTTATAAAGCGGCGGTAATGGATAAAAAGACCGAACTTAAAACTCATAAAGCTTGGGTGTTACATGAGTTTGATACCTTTGACGTAGTGAGCGAAGACCCAAAAGCCACGGACGCGGAAGCGTCCAGCGGGACTTAATAGCGCTAGCCGTTAATACCGGCATACCGCTAGGGGACTTGTTCACGTGGTCACTTACAGACGTAAATACGGCCTATGAACTAATAGCGGAAAGGAACGGGCACTAATGGCAGAAAAGCAAACCATTAAGGTACGCATGGATATCACCCCAGAAATACGCGCCCTACTTAAAGCACTTAACGAAATGGACAATGAAAGCAAGAACGCGTTAAAAGAAAAAGTTAAGGGTATTGCGGCCTGGGTAGCCGAAGATATTAAACGCGCTGCAGCTACCGCGCCTATGCCTAAACAAGCTACACGGGTAGCGCAAACTACCAGGGCTAACAAAGATCGCGTACCTAGCGTTACCATTGGCGGGTCAAGGGTTAAGTTTAGTGGCGGCGCTGTGTCTGGCGACGTGCTTTACGGTTCGGAATTTGGCGCAGACCCAACAAGTATTAGCGGGAAGTTTCCTAACGGCGGGCGGCGCTTTCCATACCGTAGTCCCCAACGTGGACAAGGTAGCCAGGGTTACTGGATTTACCCGACACTACGAGCTAACCAGCCGCGCATTACTAGGGAATGGCACGAAGCCGTAGACGACGTTTTAAGCAACTGGACTAAGGGGACTATTTAATGGCTACACAAAGAACCCTTAAACTTAATTTACTTGCAGATGTAGACAAGTTTGGCAAAGGTCTAAACAAGGCAGGCGACGACGCTAAAGGTTTTAGTGGCAAGGTTTCCAAATACGGAAAAGTGGCGGCTGGGGCTTTAGCGGGTGTCGCTGCAGCTGCCGGCATTATGGCTATAAAGATCGGTATAGACGGCGTAAAGGCTGCTATCGAAGATGAAGTAAGCCAAAAGAAACTAGCGACTACTTTAAAGAATGTTACTAAGGCGACAGACAAACAAATACAAAGCGCCGAAGAATACATAACTAAACAGCAAATTTCTTACGGTATTGCCGATACTAAACTACGGCCAGCGTTAGAAATACTTGTACGCCGTACAGACGATTTAACTAAGGCGCAAGAACTTAATAACCTTGCCATAGATATATCGGCGGCGACCGGCAAAGATTTAGAAACAGTTGCAACCGCTTTAGGCAAGGCTTATGGGGGTAACCTATCTGCGCTAAAGAAGCTAGGCATACCGCTAGACGAAACTACAATAAAAACTAAAGACTTCCAGAAAGCCCAAAAAGAATTAACCGACACTTTCGGCGGTTCGGCGTATGAAAATACAAAGACCTATGAGGGACAGTTAAAAATTCTTAACGAGCGCTGGGGCGAACTTAAAGAGGGCATAGGCCAAAAGGCTATTCCAATTCTTAAGGACTTACTAGAGCAGGTTAATTTAGTATCTATTGGCTTTAGCGGCGAAGATCAAAAAAAGGGTTTAAGTAATAAAGTTAAAGCGCTTTCCAATGAGCTAGACGGCAAGTCTGGGGGCATTAAATTAGGCGAAAGTCTGGCCACACTTGCAGAAGCATTTAAGACTATGTTTAGCGCCCTATCAAGTCCTAACGGCGTTAAAAGTGCAGACGCATTGGAAAATATTGCAAACGCTATTAACAATATTGCAACTGCTATTACGAACCTTTCCGCAGCTTACAAAAAAATTAAACCGATTTTAGATAAACTTCCGTCCAACATTATAAGAAACAAAGTCTGGGATTTTTTGACCACCCCGCAAGGTAAAGCTGCCGGCGGTAGCGTTATGAAAAACCAAGCCTACCGAGTTGGCGAATTTGGCAGCGAGATTTTTGTACCGTCCGGTTCGGGTTCAATCCGTAAAGACCCAGGCGGGGGCGGCGGTAATACGTTTATCTTTAACGGCGTAATAGACGCCCAGAGCGCCCGTCAAAGTATTGAAAGGTTACTACAAACACAAAGCCGCATTAGTGGCACGATCAACTTATCTGGCGCTATGTCGTGACCGCTTTTAACCCTGAAATAAGGGTAATGACTTTACCCCCTAATACTTCACACAGCGCTACAAAAACAGAAGTTACGTCCTGGGTTGATTACAACATAAACATTTCGCGGGGTACTTACGAATACATTAACGCGCCTTACCCTGCGTCGTGTTCGCTATCGTTATTATTTAGCGAAGATTACATACCCGATATAGAGCTAGGTTCATGGGTTGAAATACAGGTAAAAGACAATTACAATGTCTGGCGGGTTCTACAAGCGGGTAACGTTAGCAACAGATCAAGCTCTTACCGTAGCCATGGAGTATTGGGTTATGTTTTAGAATGGCGTTTTACCCTTACTTCGCAAATATCCTTACTGCAAAATACTAATTACTATGTAAACCAATTTATTTTAAGCACAGCCGAGGGGCTAATCCTTTACATAGAAGAAGAAATGTATAACCTAAACTGGTCTTCGGTAAATAGAAACCTAACCTGGGCAAATTATGGGGCGCAGACTTGGGCAGAAGTAGGCACGTCTAGGCAAATAAACTTCCCCGCCTTTGTGGTAGACCCGGACAACGCCGAACAAGCTTTAGACGAAGGCCCGGCTAACGTATGGGACGACCTGGTAAAACTTACATATGGGGTTTACGGTTACATTATCGAACAGCCAGACGGAACGCTATATTTTAATTTTGGCGACACAGATTTAACTAATGAAATAGTTTTTACTGGTAATTTGTTAAGCCCCGAAATACAAGGCGGGGACAGGTACGACGTATTACGAAACATTGTAACTATTAGCAGGTTTGACACTTCATCAACTACCTATTATGAAAACGAAAGTACCGAAATTTACGGCGACAGGGCAGGCACTTTAGAAACTTATTTAACGATAGCAGCCGAAGCCAACGACATAGGGCAAAAAATACTTAATTCTATGGCGTACCCATTGTTAAGCACCCAGCAGATAAGCATGGATTTACTTAACCCTAATTTTACTAGCCCCGAACGGTATATTTTACTTGCCGCGCCGCTGGGTATTCGCTGCACGGTTGAAGCCCCAGACGCTATGGGCGGGACACAGGATTATTTGACTATTGGCTGCACTTATTCAATTACCAAAAATTCCTTTATTTTAGATTTGATACTTGCGCCTTATTCGCAGGCTTTCAATACCCCTAACTGGGAACAGATAGATTATAGTTATACCTGGACAAGCTACGGCGTGGCTTTCCCTACTCAAGAATGGCAGGATTTATAAATGGCAACAACCACCCCAAATTATGGCTGGAGCGTTCCAACCTCGACAGACCTTGTTACAAACGGTGCGAGCGCGATTGAAACACTAGGCGACGCTATAGACGCCGACGTATGGAACTTAGCAAACAGAACTATTGAAACGGATTTGACTATTCGCACATCTGGTAGAACTTCAAGCGCAACCGAAGCCACGACTGGATATTATTTGAGCACTACTCAAAGCAATTTCGTAAATGACGCAGCAACCGTTTTATCTTTAAACAGAACAACAGGCACATCAAGTGCCATAATGCAGCAATTTTACCGTAACGGCACAGCTGCCGGCACGATTAACGCCAGCACATCAGCCGCGCCTACCTTAGTTGCACCATCTGATTACCGATTAAAAGAAAACATAGAGCCATTGACAGACGCCGCAGACCGTATTAAGTCTGCCAATGTTTACACCTACAACATGATCGCTGATGAGGACAAAGAATTACGTTATGGCTTTTTAGCTCATGAGGTGGCCGATCTAATGCACGATCTAGTAATAGGTGAAAAGGACGCAGTAGACGAGGACGGCGAGCCTGTGTATCAACAAATACAAGAAACCCGTTTAATTCCTATTTTAGTAGCAGCTCTCAAAGACGCTTTAGTACGCATTGACGCTTTAGAAGCCGCGGCAAAGTAATGACTTTCCTAGTATGGCTAGCCCATAGCCCTATTGCGTCATTCTTAAAGGTATTTGGCGCTGGGGTTTTAGGCTGGGTACTTATGAACGGCGACAGCCTAGGACTTCACCCCGCGCTAGCTTTAGGTTTAGCTGCAGGTCTGCCAATTCTTATTAACTGGCTAAACCCAGAATACGATAACTACGGCAGGGCTAACCCAGATGAAGCCCGTTAAGGCAGGCAGGGTTACATTTCCCTACGGGGCTAAGTACCGTACGGGCGGTATACATAAGGGCATTGACTACGGCTGCCAGATAGGTACGCCAGTAGTCGCAGCTGTAGGCGGTAAAGTCGTCCACGCCGGGCGACACGTCTATAAAAAGGGCTGGGGCTTTGCTTTCGGTATACACGTAATAGTCGATAATGAAGCATTTACAGACGGCAGGGCGGGCTTGTGGGCGGGTTATTGTCACCTACACGGCGTAAGTGTCAAAGTAGGCCAGCGTGTCGCTAAGGGCGATCTAGTGGGCATTTCGGGCAATACAGGCCGTAGCACCGCCCCACACCTACATTTTCAGGTATTGGCCAGCCGTACTTGGAAGCCTACAAAGCACCGCAACCCGCAGAAATGGCTAGACGCATGACCCAATACATTAGTAAGAAGTCAGACGCTAAGAGCAAACCACCTACCCAGAACCTTGTTAAAGACAAGTGGCTAACGGTAGAAGCTGGGGGTATTACCAAATTAGTACCTACACAAAACAGCGAAGCGGGCGCGTTATGGGTTTGTTACCTTAACATCACTACCCCGAAACTTGCAGGGGCTACCGAACTTACCCTTAAATGGGTACGCGACGCTGCCGGTATAAATGACGCTACAGGCTATACGACAATAGCTTTGAAAAAAGGCGCTACTACTTTCGTTACTAATGTATGGGTATTTCAAGCCAAAAAAGGGCAGCCCGTAAGTCTGCAGGTTAAGGCTAATGGCAAGGCAACTATAACTACACGTGAACTTAAACTAAGTATTTCATAATGGACGCATTACTAATAGTTGCCCAGTATGCAGCTGCACTAATGACTATTGCCGGGGCGGTAGGTATGTTTGTTAAGTGGGTAGTGCTAAAGCCGCTCAAGTTATACATAGACCAGGCTACGGCTCAAATAGCCCCAAATGCTAACGGGGGACGTTCCCTAAACGACCTGGTGGACAAAGTAGACGACCTAAAGGCCATGCTTAACGGCCACATTAAAGACCACGACACGCCGAAGTAACTAACCTACTTGCGGTAAATGTAACACCATGCAACAATCCTTACACAGGGAAAGGGACTTATGGAAAAGTACCTAACAGCGCGACAAGTAGCCGACAAGCTACAAGTGAACCGGACTACTTTATGGCGCTGGGAAAAGAACGGGACACTTAAGCCGCTAAAAATTGGCGGGGTTAAGCGTTATAGTCAAGATCAGATAGACAAAAAGAACTAACTAACAAAGGAACAGGGCAAATGTTTTTTAACGGATTTACTTTATTACTAATGATTATCGCGGGCTTTGTAGGCTTTTTAGGCGGTATCAAATACGAAAATAACTATATGCGTAGCCGCTTTAACAAGTGGACTAACGGCCTAACCATTGAAGAACAAATGGAAAAGGACGGGTGGCACGTATGACTTACGATATAAGCGACTATGTAGACGTTAAAACGCGCATAGAATTGCTGTACAAAAAGTATGAAAACGCGTCTATCCAGTTTGAGTTTAAGGGCGTAATGGACGGTAACCCTGACTTTATTTGGGGTATAGCTTACGTCTACAGAAACCCAGACGACCCGCGCCCGGCAACGGGAACGTGTAGCGAATTGGCACAAGGTAAGACAGCGTTTACCAGGGGCAGCGAATTAGCAAACCTAGAAACGTCTGCAATAGGCAGGGCTATAGGCGCGTTAGGCATTGGGCTAGGTAAGTCAATGGCCAGCAAACAAGAAGTAAACGCCGCACAAGCTAGGCAAGTAACGCCTGCAGCTGCACCGAAAGAAGTAGACCCTTGGGCGTTAATAGATGAACCAGACCTAAACGCCCCGACTTGCGTACACGGCACAATGCGCCGTAAAACAGGTATGAAAAAAAACGGTGACCCTTATTCGGGTTATGTTTGTGGCATAGGTGGCACGGACGAGAGCTGTAAAGCCAGGTGGGATAAATGAGTAACCCAGAGCATAGCGATTATTGTAACTGCACCTGCCCCCAGGGGCTTAGCTACGACAAACTAGAGCGAACCCTAAACCGGGTCAGAATGCAGCACGTTAAAACGCTTGTAAAAGGTAAAGAAGTTTGCGGCGGGTGTCATGCCTATTACCCTTGCGACACTATGCGGGCTTTAGCAGGTGAAGATAATGACGCATGAAATACGCAGTATGGAAACGCACCTAAAGAATACCTGGCAGTTTGACGCCTGGGGCTTTACCGAGGGTCTAAGCGATATTGTCACCATGACAGATGTAGACGGGCTTTACGCTTATTGGTATGAAACGTGCTGGAAGTACCTATTTATCGAGATGAAGCATTGGGACGGCACGGGCGAAATACCACACATTAACCCGCGATCAGGTCAGGCCGTAGCACTTAGACACCTGGCAACCGAAAAGAGCTTTACGGTGCTTATAGGTTACGGCGACACAGCTACCCGGACAGTACATTACGCCGAAGTCTGGAATAACGGACGCGTGCATGAGGTGGATTTCGGTAAGGCAATAGTACTTTGGCACAGTTACAACTATGTCAAGCGATAAGGACGTCCAGCGCTGCACGTGTGGCGCTTGGTACTACATAGGAAAGCCGTGCGGCTTTTGTGAGAAATGGAGAAACAGGGCATGAGCGAAAGACAAGCGCTAGAGAAGTTATACGACGTAGGTTACACCAACGCATTAACGCAGCTGCGCGTACATATCAACCAGATCATAGACAAACCAAACAGCCAGACGTTAAAGGTATTTGACTTAATAAACGTCATGCTAGAAGTAATTGAGGATAAAAAGATATGAGCGAAGAAATGTGGGACACGATCAAGGCCAAGATAGAGGGGCAACACAGGGCAGCACAGAACCTACCGGCAGCCTGTCCAGAGTGTGCGAAGATACTAACCCCAGTAGATTTCGGGATAGACCCAGACACTAACGAAAGACTATGGGCTACTAATTGCTGCGGTAAGTGGACAGAATACGCCGAAAAGATTACGGAAGTATAAGAAGCGACACGCCCTAGACTTCCCCACCTAAGGCGTGTCGCGTGTACGTATGATACCGTACGAGCCTAATCACTCACTAAGCAGTATAACTTAGGCGCAGCTAATAACTGCGTAAACCGCCGTTTGAGGGCGTACTATTAGTATGGATTTATAAGCCCATACAGGCAGAAATGCGAGCCTAAACGGTGTACTTGAAACGAGCCGCCCAAGTACTACTAACCAAACTATTTAGGCATATGGCGCGGCTGGACGCAAGTCCCCATGACGACCCAAGCGAACCGACGGGTTAAGTGAATGGTGTTAAGTTAAGCCATTCCTTGCCTGCTCACCTCAGGGTTAAGTCTTTGCTAATCTGAATAAATGGAATACGTGCAACTACCTAAACAGGACTTACTAAACTATGTAGACCGCGTAAACTTACTAATCCAAGATCACGATAAACAAACCCAAGAGCTAAAGGATATTAGAGCCATAGCAGATATTGTTAATGAAACATGGCAAGTAAAGCTAGACGCATTAGCAGACCTAATACTAGATCGTGACCCGGTAGCTAATGACTTATACGAGCAAGGCTTGATGAAGGCATATGAGATTATGAAGGGCAGATAATGAGTAAGCACACACTAAGAGGTAATACCACTAAGCGGGAAAGTCTACGGGCGCAGGCGTTCAGGCTGTACGGCAAGACCTGTAACTATTGCGGCGAGATAGGTAATGAGGTAGACCACGTTATAGAACTGGCAGCTGGGGGCGACAACAGCATAGAGAACTTGCAGGTACTTTGCAAAGAATGTCATAAGGCTAAGACCGCTGCATACAATTCTAAGCGCATGAGAGCAACAGGGGCGGTTTTTTCTAAGGCGTCTGCACCCCGACACCTGTCCATGCTGTTTCTCTCCCCTACGCTCGTTTCAAGCCCGCCAATGGCAGATAGCCCCAAGTCATGACAGATCAAAACCGATCAAGCCAGATACAACCGTATGAAATAAGCCTTAACCTAGAAGCCGCTATTTCAATGGCCGAATGGCTAACCCAGACAGACGCAGGCGCAATAGCCTTAGCCCGTCGCCTTGCATACGCTTTAGATACAAGCTTTAACCAGGGCGAACTTAAAGAAGTGCCTGCACTTGCGGCAAGGTTTACGCAAATACTGGCACAATTACATTTAACCGTTGAAACACGGACACAGGGCAACAAGGAAGAAGAAGCTAATGGACTTGGATACGTCGCAGACTATTTACGGGTTATCGAAGCCACGCCTGCAAAGTCCAAAGCAAAACCTGCCTAGTGCCGGTCAAGTCGTAATAGACCTAGCGAAAGAATTTGGGCAGCCCCTACTACCCTGGCAAGAACACGTAGCCATAGACGCCTTACAGCTAAACGCCAAAGGCGGCTGGGCTAAGTCAAACATAGGGGTTTTAGTTGCCCGCCAGAATGGAAAAACGGCGCTAGTACGCCAAGTCTTTTTGGCACACTTGTACGTATTTGGAAGTAAGCAAATTATAGCCATGGCGCAAACAAGGCAACTAGCCTTAGACACTTTTAAGCAAACCGTAGACCTAGCCGAAAGCCTAGACTGGACACGTAAAAGAATTAAGCGGGTTAGTCGAACCAATGGCCAAGAAGAGCTGGAAGTCTATTGCCACCATTACCCTAAGAGCTGTACGGAAAAATGCCAGAGAATTAGAAAGTACAGTATCCGGGCGGCCACGTCCGAGGGGTCACGCGGTAGCACGGCAAACTTACTTTATGTAGATGAGCTGCGGGAAATTAGCGAAGAAGCCTGGCAAGCTGCAGTACCGCTAACCCGAACTACGGGCGGGCAAACTTGGATAACGTCCAATGCCGGCAGCGAAGCCAGCACCGTACTTAATAGCCTGCGAACCCGGGCGCTTATGAACCAGTCGCCCCGTATGGGCTGGTATGAATGGTCTGCAGCCGAGGGGTCACAAGTGAACCCGCCAGACCTACACGCTATACAACAGGCGAACCCAGCACTAGGTCACTTAATAGATTTAGAAAGTATTTTAGACAGCGCTAAATTTGATACTAAAGAAGCCTTTCAGACAGAGAGCCTTTGTATGTGGGTTAGCAGTATGACAAGCCCCTGGAATATGGACAAGTGGAACGCAGGGGAAAAGGCCGTAACTATGGTAGACGACTTGCCTACCTACATGGCGCTAGACCTTACTTTTAATAGAGAACGCGCATACCTAGTAAGCGTACAAGTACAGCCTGACGAAAATTTGGCGGTGTTCGTGCATGAGTGGTACAAAGAGGGCGGCATTAGTCACGTGTCTTTAGCCAGCGAAATAGCCGAACTAGCCAGACGCTTTAACCCGCGGGTGCTAGCGTATGACCCTAACACCGCTGGATTTATAGCCCCCCATTTATCGCGGGCATATGAAACCGTGCCTATCCAATGGGGCAGCACTACCTTTGCCATATCCTGCGATCAGACACTAAACGCCATGAACAGCGGGCGCATAATTCACGC